AGAGGCGGTACACACAACATTTTCGTAACACACGTACCAATAGATGAACAGACAAATGAAGCAATCTTTTTACACGGCGGTGGTTCCGTCGTCGGCGGCGGTCTCGTCGTCACATTACAGTCCTTCTCACATTCGCTTAAAGTTGCCGATGCTCCACCTTTAACCCGTTGGCAACTCGCCACGAATCCGGCGGTGATACAATTATAGCCAAAACCGTCTGGTGGTCTCGTCGTCGGCGGCGGCCTTGTGGTCCGTGGTGGTCTCGTCGTCGGCGGCGGAGGAGTCGACGGTGGTGGTCTCGTCGTTGGTGGTGGTCTCGTCGTCGGTGGTCTCGTCGTATTATCCTTACATGCTGCTTCACACTCGGCTGACGTCTTATATGGTCCTCTTTCCTCATATACACAAGTACGGGTAGTAAATCCGTCTGCCCTCATCTTTGTCTCACACTTATAGCCAAAAGGCGGCGGAGGTGTGGTCCGTGGTGGCCTCGTCGTTGGTGGTCTCGTCGTCGGCGGCGGAGGAGTCGACGGTGGTGGTCTCGTCGTGCAAGTTGTCTCGCACGCCTCTACTGTGTTATATCTTCCTCTGAGTTGGAGGACACATTGTTTGAGACCACCTATCAAAGTACAATTGTAGCCGTAATCAGGTGGTGGTGGCCCTGTCGTTGGTGGTCTCGACGTTGGTGGTCTCGTCGTTGGGGGTCTCGTCGTACCACAAGTCGGTTCACACTCCTCGAGTGTTTTATACCTTCCATTTTGTCGAAGGATACATCGGTTTCCAACACAATCGAAGCCGTAACCAGGTGGTGGTCTCGTCGTTGGTGGGGGTCTCGTCGTTGGTGGTGGTTGGCAAACAGCCTGACACTGCTCTATTGTTTCGTAAGTTCCGTTAATAGCTCTAGTACATCGTCGTGAATTACCTCTTATAATACAATTCCAGCCATAGTTTATGGTAGTTTTACAAGCAGTTTTACATGCTTTTTCTGTTGCATGAACACCATTAATAACCCTTGTACAACCTTTTATTCCGTTTACAGTAACGCAATTCCAGCCATATTTTAGGGTAGTATTACAAACAGCCTTACATTTCTGCTCTGTTGTATAAACTCCGCCAACAGCTTCTACACATACTTTTTTACCATCTTTTGTAATACAATCCCAGCCTATAATCGGTTCAAACTTCGATATAGTTTTAGTAGGTGCTTGTATTCGTCCACGTGCAAGCGTTCCATCGATACTGGTAGGTTTTCGACCATATACAGGCGCGGCAGATAAATAATAGAAATCTGACCCCATATATTTTGTTGTAAGGCTTCGCTTGTTATCAAAAATCTGACTGTCCTCACGATACTGTATTAACGCGGTAGGTATATTTTGGTAAACTAGAGAAAATAAGTCATTATTTGATTCGAGAAATATATCTAGATTATAGTCTCTATCAGCGTTATCATAAATATAAGGAGCCGGCGGCTTATCTAAATATACTGTTCCAGCGTCATACAGCTCGTCAATATTTATATTAACTTTTTGTACATTTTCATCAATATCGTAACCTACTATATCTTTCTTTTTGAAAAACTCTAATATTTTCTCTTTTATAGCAATAGCAATACCTTTACTAGATGATTTAAGCTTTTTTCGGGTAGATTCATGCTTAACATCCTCACGTACCTTGCTATAGTACATAGCAATTTCCTTTATCTTTCTACTAATAAAGGAAAGTACAATATCCAAATCATACTTATCAGTATAGTCAACTGATGATAAGAACTTTCGCTCTGCCTCCGTACTGTACTTAAGTGCAATATCTTTTATAAACTCTGTACACTGGTTAACGAAAAAAATCTTTGTATCAACATTATTTAGCTGCTTTTTTTTATTCCATAATATGATATAATCGTTATAAAAGTCTGTAATATTAGCAGAATCTGTTAACTTACTTACAGTTTTTATAAATTCAAGTAAGCTAAAAGGCGAAGCATTGTCTCTCGCGGTATCCTTACTAAACTCTAAATTAGTTATAGAGTATGGTACCGGAGGATACTTCGAGTTAAAGTGCGAATTCATCATATCTATTTAGTTAAAGACAGTGATTGATATAGTGTGTTTAGAACTATTTTTTCGTAAATACCATTATCCATAACTAAATCATATCGCGATGTATTACTGCTTAAAGTACCTACATTAAAATCAATAACACTACCAACAATATTAGAGGCTAGTGTATTATTATACCTGTAAAATTTATAATATTTAGTTATATCTGATGATGTATAGTCATCAGGTAAGACGAGAGGCCAGCCCCATGTATCGTCATAATCTGCTACTACATACGGAATTTCGACAACAAGCTCATTACCATCCTCCGTGAGTAAGATAATATTACCCTCTGTTAATAACTCTGTATAGAAATGCGGTGGTTGAAAGGCATTAAGTAATATATAACGACTACTAAACTTTTCATACGCAACCAGATACGGCTCACTATACCTATCTATTAGATAGGAATACGGGTCAATTTCATCGCCGAGATTAATACCATATATATCCTTATCTACGTGTCCTTTTGTATCGAAATTTTCTGCAAATGCATTCTTTATACCAAACAACGTATTTTTATTAATAGATAATAAACCTAGCAGACGTTGAATTTTATCAGGAACGTTAAATAGACTGCTACTATAAATTATAGGACTTGCATCTAGCATATTACTTGTAGATACAAGCTTTAAGATCTCTAAAGTATTAATATTAGTATTATTATCTACAAAATTAGCTATACGCTCATAAACTTTCTTACCTAACGCGTTTAAGTCTGGATTGTGGCCTCCAAAAATAGTCCCGAGGAACTTCTCGAAGAAAATATCTTTATCTTGAAGAGATTCTTGTAGTCTAAGACTTTTAAACATCTCTTCCGAGTTAAAATTCTCATTCTTTTTATAAACTTGATAGTAATCTTTTGGATAAACAGTAAAGGTACTCGAGTAGCCACTAACTTGTATATTTTCAGATACTATTCCGATCTTATTACCACTTACAAAAATTTGAACTTGAGTAGGTTCTTTAATATTGATAAACTCTACACTGCAGCGAATACATCCAGCTGTATCTGGTAGAGGTATACTAAATATATTGTAGTCAGTAGTGCTCATTAAGGATAGATCACCTACCTCATTAACTTTGTATATAGATACAGCTAAGGTGTCGTCATTATTGCTGCTAAGACCGAATGATACATTGCGTATACTTTTTAGACGACAATTATATGTACCACGAACACACGCGACGAACGGAATTGATGTGTTTTCCAATTTAAAGGGGCTTATATTAAAAGCGTTAAAGTAACCGATTGTCTGTATATCACCATCTTCTCCATTTGATGTAATCGTAATAGCTCCAGAACTACCGCTAAGATTTAATACAGAATTAGTTTGCACACTACCCGTAAGTGTAATATTTAAGGTGTTACTAACGTCTGAAACTACTCGATTAAAGGTTAATTTATATGCAGAAAGGTTAGTAGAATCGTCTTTATAATAAAATGACGTCGGTAAACTAGAATAACCAGCTATTGTTGCCGTTGGTTCATCTATATTAGCTGGTATTATACTACTACCACTTAGTTTAACATATATAGGTGAAAGACTCAGATTAATTGTATCTACTTCAAACGGGTTATTTATATAACCACCACTATAAGTAAATTGTAATAAAGTATTATATCGTCTTAAGTGATTATATTTATCTGAGGGAAGGTAAAAATAATTAACGGTATTAGAGTCTGTAACTGAATATCTAATTGTATTATTAGTATAATTATACGGTACGGTCTGTGATATTACTAAGGGTTGAGTTAAACTACCTGAGTAACTTGATAATGCTGTACCGGAAATCGTAACGCTAAACGTATCATTAATAAAGTTAACTATTTGAATATCCTTGGTTATAGAAGATATAACACCTTGATTATAACAGTCATAAAAAGTTAATTTTACTGTATATAGTCCCGCAGTACTGTAGATATGGTCAGGGTTTGCACTCTCTTGACGTGTACCATCGCCGAAATCCCATATAAGTGTTGTTCTATCCCCTATAATAGGTATAACACCACTTACCGCAAAAGTTAACGGTGTTATAGGTAGATTATAAGAGGATAATGTTGTAATACTACCTTGATAATCTGTTACACTAAAATCAATGGGGTAATTATTACTCATCTATTACTTCAATAAAGTTACTTAGGCTTTGCGGATACATCAAGAATGGATACTTAAAAAAAGAAAAATTTGTATCTTGATTAATAATGGAGGTATCTTCTTCGGGGAAGAGAGGATTCCAGGCGATAAAGGAGATTCCTTCATAAGTAATATTTTCTATTAAATTAACCGTTTTAATGCTTTTAACACCAACTACACTAATAATGTCAGATATTAGTTTATTAATACCTATAGGTTGTCCCAGTTCGTTATTTATAGGATTAAAGAAATTCATTATTACCTGTAAAACTCTACCTTTAATTGTTTCAGGTAGAACATTATTATTTCTATCACGCGTAATAACAAGTTTACAGTCATTAGCTATGGTATTAGTAAGATCTTTTCTATTAGAGATACCCAGCTTGAAAGCGATATATACAGGATCACGCGGCACTACTTCAGCACCAATAATTTTACTATCGCGAGTTAAATCAACGATAAGATTATTAAATGCTGTGGGTACATACTCAGGTATTTGATCGTCATAAAGAGGTTGATATGACGGTACACAAAATACATTAACGTTATTAAAGTCGCAACTATCTGCAAAATTAACCTGATTTAATAAAATTCTATTAACCTTATACGGGTCAACGCTTATTCTATAAAAATAGTCGATATATTCATTTAAAAATTCATCATTTGAAGCGATGTAAATGGATTGCACTATCTTATTAAGATTTTTTTGTAGAAATGATTTATAATCTCTAGAAGTTACTAATCTTAAATTTGACGCTACGAAATGCGGTGTATTTTTACGAATATTATCAACTGATTCACTATCACCTATTAAGGTAGAGTTGTTTAAATTTGTAAATGATAAATATTGATTATTTACAGAACTAATAATTGTCGGTGCATTGATATCTTTTATATCATTGTATATCTGGTTAAAAAATAAAGTATTATAAGTGTTAATACGTTTACCTGCAATTGCACCACTAGAGATGATACCAGCAGTATTACTACTCATTATATAGTACACTACGACCTCGTCGCCTTCTTGTAACTGCTTACCAAAGATATTATTACCAAACTTAACCTCATAATTACCGTTTTCGTTCAATCTTATATCACAAACCCTGTCAGCTCCTTCATTTAAATATAAGTTTGCTGACTCTTTATATTCGTAATATTTTTGACTTGCTGCTTCTTTTACAAATACACTAATAGATCCACTCGATATAAACTTCTCTGTAGTTAAATCTACAGTATTTTTAACAACAATAGGTAGTGTCTCATATTCTTCTCCGCTTGCTGTATATACAGGATATTGTTGTAATGTACCCTGATAAAGAACAACGTTATTGTTTAAAGTTACAATACTTTCTGTCTCTGCTGTTGTTTTTGAAAAAGCATAGTCTCTTAACGTAGTGTATTGAACATCATTAACATTAAAAAACGAAAACCGCCGCAAAAGATAACTACCAGTGCCTAGTTCTGCATTAGCAGTAGCATTTATTGAGCATATTGATGTCTGTCTACCTGTAGGTTTATACCCAACAAGATTTACAATCTTGTTCATATTTTCATACAGTGATGCTTGACTAAAGGTAGATTCTGATGCAGTTGTATTCAAGTAAAACATTAATACATGATATGAGTACGCTATTATTTCAACTATGGATGCGAGGTTACTACCTTCGTATATCTGATCAGAAAATGTGCCTTCATCTGTAAGACGTTTATTGATAAAGTCTTTTAGAGTTAAAGCATCGAAAGCAATATATGCGTCCTGAGGTAAGTTGTATTCAATGTAATTACTGGGCGTTGGCATAATTAAAAGTATCCATTACTATTTAAGTAGTTTTTAAGTATTAGACCAAAAATATCAAGTGAAGGTACATTTATTTGTAGAAACACATCATATTGATTATTATCTTCATCAGGTACAACTCTAACATTAACTACCTCTATTCTTGGTTCAAAAATAGGCAACGAATCCTCTATAGTACGTGTTATAAAGTATGCAGTTCCGTCTGATATAGGCGAAAACAAAAATCGTCGTAAGTCAATACCATATTCAGGGTATAATATTCGTTGCCCTGGTGATGTAAGAAAGCAGTTAGCAATACTATTTTTAACAGCTTCAATATCATAAAACGCTTGAATATCGTTAAGTGCTATGTTTCTATTAATCGCATTAGTATGCCATACATCTTGTTTTAAATCGAGTATAACGTCCTTATAAAGATAACTTCTTTTTAAGTTAGCTTCCTGCTCTTTTGTTATAGATACGTCTGTTAACTTTAAACTAATCACATTAATTATTTATGTACTAGTTTCTTCTATGGCACCATACTGTTGCAATGCTTGTTCAACATACTCATTAAAGGTTTCTTCTTCTGAAGCTTTTATATTAAGTGTAGTTAGATACTTCTTAGCCTTCTCTATTGTTTTAGAACAGCCTATTCTTTTACCTGTATACTTACGATATACACACTTACCTACTCTTTTATATGGCATAATATTATTTAAGGTATTAATCAAAATTTGATGATACCAATCTCTATATAAAAAGTACCAATCTTTATAAATAATAAATATATGAAAGAATATTACGTTTATTGTATCTATGTAGATAACGTACCTGTTTATATAGGTAAAGGCAAAGGTTCACGTATGCATCACCATTTACGGAATTTTGCTCTGCATAATACAGCAGTTAATAAAGTCTTAAAAGACAAGCTTAATTCTGCTGTAAATAAAAATCAAATAATAGATGTTAAAATCATACGAGAAAATTTATCTAACGAAGAAGCTCTTCACGAGGAAAGTAATCTTATATCTCTATACGGTAGGAAAATATATGACACTGGTACACTATGTAACGTAGCATCCGGCGGTAATCAGCCCCCTTCTGCAGATAATATCAGACAGCTTTTAGGAATAGATAAATTTTTTGAAATAAGGAAAAAGCAAATAAATTCCATGCTAGCAAATACAGATAAAAAAATACAACGTGTAGCGCCCTTTATAAAAGAAAGTCTTGAGAGTAATAGAATGCTAAAAGATATTGCAAAAGATTTAGACGTAACATGTCCTACTCTTAGAGACTGGATGAAGAGATTAAATTTACCTATGAATTATCAAGGTAAAGATAAAAAAATTAAAGAACATCTACAAAAATATAGAGCCATAAATAAGCATATTCCTAATTCTAATGCAAAGCTTTATACTATACAAGAACCAGACGGTAAAATAATATGTACAAGATTTCTTAAGCAGTATTGTACTAGTAAAAATATAGATTATTCAAATTTACGCTGTGCTTTTAAACGTAATGGACAACATAAAGGCTATTCAATAATAATGCAGCAGGAACCAGAAGACTTGTAATAAGCCAGTTCTTACAGCTGAAGTATTTAGGAGTTCCAGGTTTAGCAGTTGCGCATTTATGTCTAGCTCTAAAGGCTTTACGTTTTTTAGGATTTGATTTCTTAATACGCAGCTTCGGATCGCCATAATGTACACGCTTATACCCTGTTTTTGTTTTTACGCATCTCATATACTTTTTATCTTTACGTGACGAAGACTGCTGACCGGTAACTTTTGTACAAGTACCACCAGCTTCCTCGAGTATTTGTTCAACTAATATATCAAATTCCATGTAAATATTTATTAGAGACATAAATAAATACATGGCAAATAAGTATTTAACGCTCGTTGAAAATTACCTACGAAGATTCGAACGTGGTGGATTTCAAATAGGAGATATTTTTAAATTTAATAAAAACTTCAAATCCTCTGACGATTATAAAGAATTAGGACAAAATCTAAAGGATGCGATTGATGATATGCTTGACTCTGGTCTACATATCAGAGTGGTTGGTATTAATGATACCACAGGTCAACGATATCCAGGCGCGCCAGAAACAGCTTCTTCTGATGTTGAATTAACGATAGCTCTAGATAATACTGGTGGTAGATTCTCACACTACATAAAGGTTTCCCCTTCACTCGGTCAACCTGAATCACCATATCCAGGTCTTGCTGCCATTCCTGATAGTGTTAAGAGAAAGAGTAATATTAATATTAAGCCAAAAGAGCTCGAAAAGCAGGATAATATTTCAAGAAAAACAGATAGAGGTGATGGTAAACTATCTGATACAAATCTCAGCTTACCTACAGCCAATACCACTTTACCTAGTAAGTCAGCCTCACCATCATCAGCTGTAAATGCTCAAACCCGTGAGTATCTTAAAGGTCTTCAAAAATATAAATAACTAATTAGTTACGTTCAAGTTGAATCGTACAAGCAAAGAAGTTAATTTCTTTATCTAAAACGAAAACACTTTTATAGAGATGATCTGCGATAACCGCAATCATCTCTTTCTTTTTGTTATCGCTTACACTTGATGTATAGATATAGTTAAGAAAGCTGCGCAGGAGACTATCATAATCACCATAGAATCTCTCTTCATTTTCAATTAAGAATCTGCGAAGCTCTAGAGTTCGCTTATTACTAATATCGTTGAATATTCGAGTCAGTAGCTCATTATCTACACTAATATTAGTGATACATAGGGTATTATTGATACAGTTCTTCTGAATCTCGTTAATAGTCTTACGAAGATCAGGGAAGTTAGCTTTAACAAGCTCGACAAACTTTTTCTTTTGAAGCTCATCAATCTCGATACCCTCTGACTTAAGAATATTGTAACATCTCTTTACAGCATCTTCAATAGTAGGTTTAATATCCAAGGATTGACATCTCGATTGTAAAGCAGGTATGATCTTATGCTTGTGGTTAGCAGTTAAGATAAACCGTGTATACTTAGCAAACGACTCCATTGTATTACGTAGAGCTGCTTGTGCTTGTGCAGTTAATCCATCGCACTCGTCAAGAATAACTACTTTTACCTTACCGTCAAACGACTTAGTCTGAGAAAAGCTGGTTACTTTATGGCGAATAGTATCAATACCTGACTCATCAGATGCATTAATGTACAAAAAGTTACATTTAAGTAAATCATTTACAATAATACGAGCGAGAGTCGTTTTTCCTGTACCAGGAGTACCTACAAACAGTAGATTCGGAATCTCATCCGTATACTCCTGTACAATTTCACGAGTTCTATCTGATAGAATCAGATCATCGAGTTTTTGTGGGCGATACTTTTCGCACCAAATTTTATCGTAGTCAATCATAATATATTAGTTACCAGAAGAGCCAAATCCCTTATCTCCTCTAATAGTATCCTC